ACTCACCATCGGTTGAATACTTTTTTAGTTTCTCTGATATAGATTTTTCTCTATTTCCTTGAACTCTAACAACATACCATTTGTCTTTCATATTACTATTGTTTTTGTATTTTCTTGAATCTGTTAATCTCATCTTTAATAAAGTATGGATGTTCTTTTATTAAAAAATCCATATCTTCTTCAGATATTTTAAGTTTAAATCTTAAATCATTATATTCTTTATTGGTTAATAATTTCTTTACTTTTTCTTTATTAGATTTTGACCAAAACCATTTAGGATAAGGTTCGTTCCTTAAAAAGTGGAACCATATATTCATACCCGATACTTTATTTATAAACTTACCATTAATAAGTTTAGATTTTGTTGGATATTTTTTACATAAATATCTGTTTATAATAAAAAAATAATCTTCTTTTTGTTTATCAGTAACAAATTTCCACTTATATCTTTCCGAAAAAAGAACTTTAAATATCGATAATAAATTATCACCAACTGTCATATATTTAAAACTTTATCATTCATCTTATCAACAATATCATCTGGTAAATTGTTGATGTTTAAATCTATTAATTTAGAATTGTTCTTTATATTCATTACTATATCACTAAGTTTTAATTTAGGTACTTTTTTAACCTCACATATTAAATCAGCAGTGTTTTCATAAAAATCAGGATCATCTAAATTTATTTCACCAAATTCAGTTAAATAATATTCATATATTTTTTTAGCTCCTTTGGGTCCTATTCCTCTTTTTTTGCCATTTTTATACTCAACCCAAGCTGATAATATATTATCTGAATTATCACCAGAAACTAACTTTAAAAACAATTCTTCTTTATTATCAACTTCATGAATATCACATTTAGTTAATGTTTTTTCCATGAAACCTAAAAATTCACTATTATCATTTAATTCAAAAATATCATCATTTGGTAAATTTCTAACCTTATTTAATAATAATTTATAATTAATAGGTAAAAATATTTTCTCTTTATTAGACATCTCATTTGTCATAAAATTTAAATAACTATCATTTAAATCAAATTTTATTAATTGTTTTAAATCATAATCATTAGAAACAATCATAACAGACCTATTCTCTTTATTTGACTTTTCTACTATATATGATATCCAATCATCACCTTCAACATTAGGTGCTTCTAAAACGTTTATTCTTTTACCCAAATCTTCTTTTACTTCACCATAAGCAGTGTAAACAAACTTCCAATCAATATCACTACTTTTCTTTCTTGTTGATTTATAACTTTTTGTTAATTTTTTTCTCCAAGAAACTTCTTTTGAATCAGAAACTAAATATATGTTTGAATAAGGATATCTTTTACTATAACTTTCTATTGACCTTTCTAAAGACCTATGTAAAGCTCCAAACAATAAATTATTTTTATTTAATATAAAAACCAATCGGTTTAAAATATAATTCCCATCTATAACTAAATCTACTAACATTTCTCATCTTCTTTATTTTTTAGTATAGAACCCAATTTTTCCTTTCTTTCAAGTACCTTTATTATAGGTTCTATTTTTTCCTTTAAATCACCATATAAGGTGATTCCATTTTTAATCATAGAATGGTAATACTTAGTACCATTAATATCAATACCAACAATTAACTGAACTTCTTCAAAAGTTAAATTTCTATCAAATTTAACATCAATACCACCAATATTATAAGAATTAGTAGTAGAAATATTAATATCACCTGATGTATATGATGTATATGATGTACGTCCTGAAGTAATTGAAATATTATTTGATCCAGTATATGTTGAAGTTATAACATCAGAAGAAGTTGTTGAATAAATACCATTGTTGGTATTACATATATTAACTCCTTTAGTATTATTTTTTGTGTTGTTACTATTTTTGTTTGATATTTTACTCATTTGTTTTGTTTTTAAGTATTGAATTTACTTTATTTTTTCTTTCTATGATTAAACACATTTTATCCACTTCTTCTTTTATATATTCACTAATTTTGTTATTATTCTTAGTTTTTTTATAAAATTTAGTGTCATGTTTTGAAATTACTGATAAATAAAGAGCTTCCAGTTCTGTTAATTGTCTTTCGAAATAAACAAAACCTTCCCATAATTTATACTTGAATTTTTTCATACATATCTTTTATAGTATTATATAATAAAAATGTTTATTATAAAAAATTTTATATTAATTAACATTTTATTTTAATATATAAATTATGTTGAATTTTAATGACTTTATAAAAGAAAGTGAATTTTCTAATATATCAGAAGCTTTACCTAGACAAAAATCTGTTGATCAGTTAAAAAGAGTTATGAAAATATCCAAAAAAACTGATATAGGTAAAAAAGTACCTTTAAAAGGTGGTAATTTACATTTTGATAGAAACCCTATTGAAAATGGAATAATGTCTTATGAAGATTTTGAAAAGAAAAACAAATCTTTTATATCTGGTTGGAACTTTAAAAAATAAAAAAGGTCTCACCATTAGTGAGACCCATATAGGCAAAGAACTTTGTATATGAAAAGAGTTCTTTATTCAAAATTTAGATCTAAATAAGACCTTCATTAACCAATCTTTCTTTAACAGAATTAACTATTTGTTCTTCATTTAAATTAGAATGGTTTTGTTTTATTAGTTTATATAACTCCACTTCTTCTTTAGATAATTTTTCAATTTCCTTGTTTAATGGATTTACTATAGATTCTAGTCTTTTACCCTCATTTTCGACCTTTTCTATTATTTTTAATAATTCTTTTAATGTTTTATCTGATTCAAATTTTCCATTTTTTTTATCAGAATTTTCATATTCTTTTTCTATCTTAGTTATCTCATCTATTGTTTTCTCCAATCTATCAGAAACATCCTCAACCTTAGACAAATAATTATCCAAATCATTTGTCAATGATAAGTAATTTTTTCTTATCCTAACCGCTCTTAATAAAAAATCTTCTCTAATCATAATAATGTTTATTCACCACTTTCCTTTTTATCATCTACTTTTTTAGTAGTTGTTTTTCTAGTTGTGGTTGATGTTTTTTTAGCAGTTGGCTTTCTAGTTGTTGTTTTTCTAGTTGTTGTTTTCTTAGCAGTTGGTTTTCTAGTTGTTGTTTTTCTAGTTGTCGGTTTCTTAGTTGTTGGTTTTTCAACATCAACACCATCTTTAACTAAAGATTCAATTTTCTCCTTTATTAAATTTTTAATAATAGAAGGATCATTTAATAGTTTATTAGTAAATTCATCAGCCAAATATTCAATAATACTAGTATTATAAGAATCTTCCATCATTTCTATAAAATCAATTCTAGGTATCTTTTCATCTATAGAAAAGTCAAATTTAAAATCAACAATTCTCTTAACATTTTTAAACATAGATATAATAGGATCTTCTACTTGAACCTGTTGTATAGGAGGTTGTTGAATAGGTTGATTATTCTGAACTTGTTGAATAGGTTGATTATTCTGAACTTGCTGAATATTCTCAACAGGAGTTTCACCTAACAACTCTTCTGGTGATACCGTTTTAGGTTGTTCAGTAACATTATACTTCCTCATAATTTCAGCCTTTTCATCTTCTTCACTCATTTGAATCACAGCACTCTCATTACTTGATGGTGAAAATTCAGATGACGCAGCACCAATAGAATTAGATATAGTATTATCATCAACCATACTATCAGTTTTAATATTTTTCACTTTATCCATTATATTATTTAATAGAGAACCTGACTCTTTAGAGAAAAAAGAATTAGGATCTACAACTTCTTCATAATAAGAAGTGTCTAATATTCTTTCAGTAGCTACTTTCTCACCATTATCTAATGTTACAATATTTTCATTTATACCATCTATTGTTACGGTTTGTCCAGTAGAATTATCTTTAAATGATTTTTTTAATAAACTCATGTTTTTAATTTTATTTTTAAATAAAACTAACCCAAAATATGGGTTAGTTTTATTTTAAACATATCTACTTTAGAAGTCATCGAAGAAATCATCTTCGTCTTCTGTAGCAGATACTGGTTTTGTTTCAACACTTGAACCAGTAGAAGTATCTTCATTGAAACCTAAATCATCGGAAGTAGCTTCTGATTCGGCTTGCTTCTTTTGGTATGAAGATGAAGCTTTTCCAGTTAAGAAAGCTGTAATTTCACTAATTTTAGCGAAATCTTTATCTTCTAATTTTTTAGGTCCAGAAGCTTCTAATTCTACATCTCTTTCAATTAAAAAGTCTTTAACTTTAGATTGGATAGATGGGTCAATTTTACCTTCTTCGTTAAGAGGAACGTTTTTGAAACTTTGTTTTTCCTTAGAATACAATGATAATGTAGATGTTGTTGGTTTAAACATAGACATTTTGTAATCAGGATAAGTTATATCACCAGCTTGGATTTCTTTAGCTACTAATACGAAATCTTTTCCTTTTGTAATATCAAAAACATTACAAGATTCTCCAGAAATTGTACCATTTTTCTCAGCTAAGATTTTATCCTTAATAGTTTTACCATATTGGTAAACCATAATTTTACCTACTAACTCTGGTTGTTGTTCATCTTCAATAACTAACACATAAGAAAAATATTTCTTAGAGTATTTTAACATTTTAGCTTTTTCAACTAAAATAGCATTTTTTGAATTCAACATTGTGTAGTAAAGGTCTGTTAAAGGACACTTTTCTCCAAAGTTTTTAGGCGAATCGAAATATCCACTCAATTCTCTTTCTTGTTTAATATCAACATAATGTGATATTTTTTCAATAGCTGATTGTCCTAATTTACCTTCTTGTGTAAGATTAGGTAAGAATCTAACTACTGATCTCCATCCTTTTTTCTTGTCTTTGGATTTAGAAAGGTCAACTTTATAAATACCATCGTTACTAGCTTTGGATTGTTCAGCTAGGAAGTCCATCTTGTTATCAAGATTACCACTAAATAAATCATCTAATTCATTCATAATTATATATCTTTTAATTTTTAAATTACATCAAGATTGAACTTGATTTAGTATTATAAATGTTAGATAGACAAAAGTTTAAAATTATTTTTATTTAATAATAATTATATATAATATAATGTGTGACTATATGTATTACATAAGAAATATAAAATCACTTTATCTAAAAATAGGTAAAGAAAGAATTTATTTTGATGATATTTATACAGGAAATGGTAAAAAAATAGTATGTATAGAAATGGAACTTAGTGCTTGTCCAATAGATGTTATTGTGGATGATATGACATTTGGGTTATCATCTATGAGTGTAAAAACTATTAAATCAATTAATGATGAATTAGTTAAAATGTATGAAAATATCGAAGATTAATTTTTAATAGTTACTGATCCACAATTTTTACAAACAGTTTCCCATACTAATTTTGTACAACCACATTTAGTACATACAACAACCACATCATCATTACTCATATTACTCATAACTTAGTTATATATTTTTTTAAACATTTTATAGTAGATTTTGATTTAAATAAATACAAATTAACTTTATCCCAATCTTTACCATAATTAAAATCAACTATATCTTTTTCAGATTTCATTAATAATAATAATTCATCTACTCTTTTATTTATATATTCTGAATTTTTCACTCTATATGGTTAAAAATTAATTTACAAACCCAAGCATTTTCAAACTCATACATACCACACGTCTCACAAGCTTCATCTTCGGTATCATAATATTTTATTTTACCAAACTCGTCTTTCATATAGTCCATATTTCTAAGGTCTATAATTACATATTTATCTTCCATTTTATAAAATAATTATCTTCAATTATATTATTAAAAAAATAAAAGTTTTATAAAGGCTCACCACCTATTTTGAAAGAAGGTAAAGAAAGTTTATTTGTTGCGTTATCACCGAAGTAAAGATATTTAGAATCATCACCTATAATGTATTGATTAAGTATCTTATCATGTATTTCTTCTGGTAATATATCAGAATACAATCTTATATTAGTTACTTTCATATCAGAACCTAATATATTAGGATTAACACCTTCTAAGATGTATTCTACTGGATCTATATCAATAGTAGATTCATAAACTTTTAATAATTTATCTGAAGTTAATTTCTCAACATCTTCTTCAAATTCTACATTTCTCTTATAAATATATTGATGTAATTTTCTTTGCCTTTGGTCTAAGTTAAATACATAACAATACCAAGTTTCTTCTTCTAATGCTAAGTTATCATCAGAATCTGTTCCTAATAATTGAAATTTATATTCATTGTCATTTAAATTAACAATAATATCATCATCAATAATATTAGATTCCCAACCAATATTATTGAATTTATCATAACTATTAAATAAGTTATATAATTCACCGTTTATATAATTATGTATATTGAACCATATAGTATATCCTATATTATCAGAAACCTTTAAATCAGGTTTTAGGTTATTATAAATAACACCTGGTGTTTGATAATTAGAAGTTGATAAATCATAATTAGATTTAGATACAACCGTTGTTGAATTTAATATTAATTCTTTATCAATCTCAGCTTGTATTATATGTCTAATAGGATCTTGTGTAAGTGTCTTATGTTGTTGTTTATTAGCAACAGCTTGTTTATCTTGTGTTTGTTCAATACCCATCAACTCATCAATAGTAGTATTCTTTGTAAGTTCTGATATTTTTTGTTTTATAACATCGTTTTCTGCTTTGACATTTGCTTTTTGAGTGTATTTCTTCAATATCATTTTATAATAAATAGCCGTATTATTAAATGCTCTGAATTGTTGAGCATGTTCTACTTGGAACATTCTATTTATATCACAAAAGTATAAGAAATCTTCTTTAGAAGGTCTTCTTTGTCTTCCAAAAACCTTCTTAAAACTTTTCTTTGTTATATGAACTTCCATAGTTTCAAATAAATTCAAATCAAATTGATTCATAACTATTTGATTATCTGGAAAATTATTATCAACCACACTTACTTTTATTTCTTCTTCACAAACTACATTATATAACTGATATTCATGTAAAACATGGTCTTGTCCTTTTCTATCAGCATCGGTAACGAAATAATTAACCCTATGTCCAAACATTAATTCAGCATCACCACTTAATTTACTCAATAAATCAACAGCTTCATTTTGTTGATAAGGATTATAAAAATTAGCAGCATCTGAAGATGTTGTTTCTGGTAAAGAACCTTGTGAATCACCACCAGTTTGATTCAATGTTGTATTAGGTATAAAATTACCATTATCATCATATGTTCCTAATAAATCAGATTTACAACATTCTCTTATTCCTATTAAATTAGTTTTATTATAATCATTAGTAACGTTTTGAACCTCACCTATAATGTTTATATCTTGTATATTTACTTTATTATTAGATTCATTTTTAACTAAATATTCTACTTGAAAGAATTTAATAGGATTTATTCTTTTAGTTGTTACGTTTTCTTTAGTAAATGGCTCATAATTTGACCAAGTTCTACCATTATCTTGTGAATACCTCCATTGTATGTTAAGTAATTCTGGATTTGAACCCAATACCTCTATATCTTTTATTCTAAAGACTTTATATATGTAGGGAACCCCTATTATCTTTTGTTCATTTGGACCTAAACAAACAAACGAATCATCAGTTAAATCTGATCCATTTCTCACAATAGTTCCATTTATTTCATATGATGTTAATCTTATATCACCGATATCAGAAGAACACTCTCTAATCCATTTTATATCTACATATAATTTATTATTAGGATTTACTTTTGGAAAATCTATTTCATTAGATAATTCAAACCAATTAGACCAAGATGAATTATCTTTAGATATTCTATAATAAGTTTTTAAATACCTGTTTTCTATTTCACCTACAGATGTATATTTAAAAGTATCTAAACTTATTATATCATCAAGATCTACAATATTTACTATGTGTTCATCACCACTTTCAGAAAATATTGGAGCGTAATCAGTAGATGATGTACCTGAGTTTATATCAAACTCATCAGATATTTTAATAGTACCTAAAATTTGGTCTTTTATAGTAGAAGACATTAATTAATTTAATCTTTTTTTTATATATTAAATAATTATTTTATCAAATAAAAACCCTCTTTAAAAGAGGGTTAAAATATTATTCTTCATCTTCATCAATAGCTGATGGTGGTTTTCTATTTCTTTTTAATTTCCAATGAGTATTTTCCCAATCTTTAATTTCTTTATCCAATCTATTAATATCATCTTCTTTTTCTTTAAAAAGTCTTTCTTTTTCTTCTAATTCTTTTAACCTAAGAGTTATTTCATCATCAACTTCACCATCTTCTTTCAATGATTCTATTATTTCATCTTCAACTTCTTCTATCTCTTCTTCTATCTCTTCAATTTCTTCTTCTAAATCTTCTATCTCTTCCTTTGTTTCTATTATCTCAGAAGGAATAGGAGTGGGAGTTTTAATTATTACAGGTGGTTCAACAACTAAAGGTTTTTTAACTTTTCTTTTTGATTTTCTATCTATGTTAGCTACTTTATTGAATATAATAACCATTAGTATAGCCATTGGATCTCCAATTATAATAAGTAAAAAGATAAACCACTTCATAACATCATCCATAGAAACACCAGTAACTTCAGATAAATATTTCAAAGGACCTAATTCACTAGCTGCTTCATTTCCTAATTTTATCTCCAATATCTCATTTTCTATTTCAAATATTTTATTAGAAATATTATCATATTTATCACTTACTAATTCTTGTCTTTCAGATGCTCTATCTAATTGTTTTTCCAAAGCTCTTCTAGTTGAAGATGAGGTAGTTCTTATTATTTTACCTGTTTCTTTATCCTTATATTCTATAACATTGTTTGATAATCCGGAACTTAATTCGGATATAATCGTAGACAAACCATCTTTTTCACTAGAAATAGAAATTAATTGTTCTTTATAGCCTACTAGTTTTGATTCATTCAATTCTACTTGTGATTCTATGTTAGTCATTTTAGAATAACTTTCTCTATACGTTGATGATAAAAAACCATAAATACCCATAGAGGTAATAGCCATCGCAATAACTACACCTAATGATAATAATAAATTGTATTTCCAACCTAATATTTTACCATATGTATGTATAGCAGATGTTGCAACAACCTTAGCTATCTCAATGGAAGTGAATAATATAACACCCAAAGTTCCAGCTCCGCTAAATACTTTTAACAACCCACCAACCGATACATAAGCTACCGTACCAGCCATTATAATAGACATTAAAAGTATTATATATAATAGTGTTTTTCTCATATAATTTAATTTTATTTTATATATGTTAGTAAAGTATATATAAAATTTGGAGTTTCAGAATAAAATACCAAAGATATCTGATAGACAAAGTGTATTTTATATATAAAATAAAAATGTTATTTAATGCCTCTTTCTATTAAATTTCCCTTATATGGGTCAACTTTAGTAACTGGACCATACAATGTATCATTAAGCTTTCCAGGACCAAGTAGTATTATATCAAAATCTATTGGATTAAAAGAATCATCTATTCTTTTAGTTCCTAATATTAGTTACATAACTAAAGTAATAGAAGGTAATTTAGGAATAGCTGATAACATGGTTAAACAATCATTGTTTAAAAATTTATCAAATCCTATATCCACAAATTCTGAAGGTGTTTTCACTAGATTTGCTGAAAATACAAACTCAGGTATTGGTGATATAAATAAACTTAAAGATAATAAAGGTAGATTAAAAATAAGAGAAAGTGATATAAATCTAGAATTAGATAAAGACATAGGATTTAAAATGCTTGAAACTATTGCTTTAAAATCTATGTTTGAAACACAAAAGCCATATATTGGCGTAGCATCCATTGTTATTGACTCTATAGGTGATATTGAAGATATTATAGCTAGATTAGCTCCTCTTTTGTCAGTTTCACCATTAACAACAAAATCTAAAAAACCATCAGTAAATGCTGGTAGTGGTAATAAACCTAAAGCAATTGGATTTAAAGGTGGTGATACTAAAGAAAAAATAAAAGAACTTCAAAACTTAACAAGTGGTGGTACAACAAGTGACGAAGAAGGTAATG